CCATTGGGCGAATCATGATTTGATTCGTTTTCATGTCTTTTCGTTCACAAGATGTTCCGTACATCTTAATACGGGATATAAAAAATGCGGCAACCGATATAGAGGAGTCGGCCACCGCATCATATCCATTACTCTTAATGAATATATAATATCTTTCTATGCGAAACCTCTATCTATCGCTGTTGCTAAATTAATAAATAATACGGGAAACGCCAAAATAATAGAATGATAAAAATCACCATTTTACGGAAATATGAATTCTACAAACTCACCCGACCAGTTTTCACCTTCACGACAGAACTTATACACATCTCCAACCTTATATAATATATAAACACATTCATCCATAACAGCAGCCTTCTCTGCGATTGAACGCATATGTTCCATCTCCCTCATTGATTTATTCCCTTGGCACAAGCAGTTTCTCATAGTTCGCACCTCCTTATAAATTTCTCAATAGAGGGCATAAGCCTGTACGTAACATAATGCCTCCTTGCTTTGGAGCTTACCTTGAAAATTTTATAACCATATTTCTTCTCAATATCAGAACCAAAAGAAACGCCATAGCTGGCAATCCTTATACCATTTGATATTGGTATTGCCGTGATGGAACTATAAAAATCTCCACGTATGATAAGGTTTGGAGTATTATTTCCTCTTGCAGAAAAACCCAAATATGAAGGCTTTGGTTTCTGTATCTTTGTCTTCCAATTCTTATAGCGTTCGGCATTTTTCCTCCAATGCTCTCCATAAGCTTTTTTAAAGTATGGGTCCTCTGTATATCCGGGAATTAAAGGGCTTTCATCGCCATCAACACCACTATATAGCTGTTCTCGTATATATTCCTCAAACTGAGGAACATCCCTTTCCATTTTATCCCTTATCATTGGCTGAATGCCATCAGCCAATTTCTTCCAACATCTCGCGTATTCCTCCAATGTCATAGCAAAAACGGGGGATCAATCTCCCCCGCCTCCTAAATTACTGTTATTGATAATCCTATTATATACGGAAACCAGCCTTGATTTCCGCCTTTCTCTAGAAATGTCCTTCCAGAATACATCTATATTCTGAGCGACAAACTCATCCAATGAAAGCTTAACCACTTCGGATTCTATAAATGTAACTCCATTAATTCTCATTATACCCATTGTTCAATTCCAATGACTTCATTAGTCTGTAGAATAGAAGGAGATTTAAGCACCGGCACACCTCCTGTCGCTGTAAGCACACCGTTACTGTATTCCAGCGCTGATGCACCAGAAACGACCGTTGAAGCCTTCTCAGACAATATAGATCCATAATATGCAGTAAGATCCGTGCGGTCATAATGATCCACGAGCTTATATGTATTTTCAGGAGATGTCATTTTGACAAACTCAACGTAATTCAATCCCTTGAGAACATTTTCCAAATTGACACCCGCTTGCTTTACAGACATGTTTTTCATCATCTTCTCGGTATCGGAATACATCGCATTAAACGCAAGATAAGCCTTCTGACCGCTTGAATCATAAGCCTGTCCTGTAGGGTAAACACCAGATAATGCAAAACCTGCAAGTTCATCTGTTCCGTCATCTTCTCCGTAGATTACATTATTCTTGTCAAAAACATACATATCAAACAATGTATCCTTGTTGGCTACAAGATTAGCTTGTAAAGCTAGATTAAACTTACGCAACGTGAATGTATCCGTCCTTGCCGAATAGCCCGTTATTTCCGACCCGGCATAACCATTTTCTGTTGTATTGGGTTCACCGCCGCTTACCGCGTATTCCGAAAATCCTGTAATAGGATAAATTCTGTCCGGATAATCAGCATGACAGGCTTCCTCCAAAGCATCAGCAGTCAATTCCTTGGGCAGTTTTTTGCCATGAATGACCAATATAACACCTGCGACCTTGTCCGGTTGCAGGGGGCAGTAACTCATTCCAGTATTAAATCCGGACGTGCTGCCGCACTCTCTAATATCTGTTCGCATAACAATTCTGATTTTTAACTGTTAAATCCAAATTCTTTATTTCAATAGCATCTATCTTTTCGCCAACTTCCTTACCGTCAACATCAACAGCGCCACGTCTTCCAAAACTATAATTTTCTGAATATGTATGGCTTACAATACCGGAGTAACCGAAATCAAATTTATCACATTTTTTTAACTCTTCTATGAATCGGTAATACAAAGGTCGAAGAATACCTTCAAAAGATATCTCACGACGTTGTTCATTTGTATACTTTTCCAGTGTATTGGTAGCGATTATTATGTTTACAGATGCCTTACAAAAATAATTCTCACTATCCCTTTCCTCGTCTAAGGGAACATACAGCCCTATCATTGGGAATTTTCCCGATGCTGTCACCCTGCTTTTCCCAAGAAGAAGAAGTGTTTCCCTTATATAAGAACTGTCACCATATATGTAATTTATCTGTTGATCCATTCTTTTTGACAAGGAAGCACATACATCTGATATTATATCAATTATCATAGCCCAAAAGAATTAATTGTTTCCATCAATTCGAAATCGGTGGCGATATCCGGATAGTCCGCATTATTGGCTTGAAGCCATCTCACAAGTCTGATATTCATTCTTACCATGTCGTTCCATGCAAACATCATTTTCCTTTCGGGACTTACAAGACGACCATCATCTCCATCAGCCTTCACTCCTGTAATAGTCGCCTGAGTGTGATTATGTCTCAAGTAATGGAAGTATATATAGTTGGCGATGGGGGATTTGGAAATCTCCCTATCGCCATCACTATATTTCATGACAAGATGCGCTATAAGATCATCCCATCTTTTTTCCTTAGTTTTTCCATCGTTGGAAATATAGGATGAGAATTCCTTATACAACTTTTCCCCTAGGAGCTTCTCTAAATATTCCGGCTCATATTGCGTTACAAAGCCTTGAAGGCTGTCAACAATTGCCTTATTAGTCTCAGAAGGAGTATGTATATTCAATACTGCACCTTCGATATCAAGAATGCCACCTTGGAAAAAAGTATAATCCACCAACATTACACAATATCTTTGAGGTTCTTCTTTTTATTGAACAAATCTTCAGCACCGATTTTCTTAGCGTCCTCCATCAATTCCGAAGGAACAGTGGCAACACGTCCATCTTGGAAGAACTTACCTGCAAGTAACATATTAACACTTACTTTATCGCCTTTTTTATAAACGGCCCCGTCCTTTGCGAACTCAACCTCATAAGTTTTAGTCAAATTTACTTTCATAATATTTAATAAATTTATCCGCCAATACCGGCAGGGGTTATAGCTTCAATAACGGTCGCAATCTTATCCTTGACAAATGCAGTTTTATATTGCTTTTTAATATACACCATAAGACGTTTTTCACCAAGGATAGTCACCATATTTTTAGTGAAATCATCATTTTCCCATCCAAGTGTAATGGTAAGAACCCATACATCACGGATGTTAAGATAGTTAAAATCGCCAACCCAAATATCACCTTGTTTGATTGCAGTGCTGGTTTCCACTTTCAAACCTTGAATCAGTTCATCACCAATACGGAAAGGACGGAGATATTGTCCATTAACATCCTTAGTCAACTGCATCTGTGCATAGTCAAGAGGATGCATAAGCACAAGGTTTGGACGATAAGCCATATTGGACATTGATACAATCTGTGTATACATACCAACAATAACATCATAAGTGTTGGGTTTCTCTACTTTCAGAGCTGTCAAAGAGAATGTAGGTATATCACTCCCAATCCCTTTAATCTGACCGCCGGAACCAGTACCAGACAGAATACCTTCTTCTTCTTTCAAACCAATACGATTGATAATCTCAGCCCTAACCTCCGCAACCAACTGAGGCAAATCAGATAATGTTTCTTCGGTTACTTTTGTGCCAAGAGCCACTTTGCCAGCATTGATAGTAACTTCTGCCAATGTACCGCTCATCATAGGCTTAAGACCGCCTTCTGGAACCCATTCAGCTTCTTCTTCACCTGGATTGAACTCCGCATAAGTCAATGATCGTGTAGATATTGCTGCCACATTGGCAAATTTACGGATTACAGTCTGGGAACGTGGATCAACAGATAACTGACTATCAATTGTCATGTTATAATGTGGTGCCACACCCGTACTCTTCAAGGGATCAACCTCCTTCTTGTTTATAATAAGCGTAAGGCTTTTCTTAAAACCGGGGGACTGCTTACAAGCCGTTTTCAAGTCCACAGTTTTCTCTCCATGCTTGCCTACTGTGATGAAATCCTTCAATTGATCTTCAATCTGCTGGTCTACAGACTTGAACACCATTTGCCCGTCTTCATTCTTATGCATTGCACCTTTCATGCGAACGATTATCTCTTTCATCTCACCAAGTTCCTTACGCACTGTTTCCAATTCCTTTTCGGAATCTATCTTTTGAGAAACCTCATTTAATTTATCCTCAAAAGTTTTTTTGTCGATAGTATCGTCCATGAAATCGCCTACAGTAGCGTTTATTGCGTCCTGCAACGCCTGTAATGACTTCACGGAAACCTCATCCATTACCGACAAATCAATTTTGCTTAAAAAGTCAAATTTCATGCTTCTTTAAGTTTTAAAGGTTTTGTAAATAGTTTTATTTTTTCATCGGCTCCCTCTTCATCAAGTGGCTTGTCTGCCGGCTTGTATCGAGCGAGTGACATCGCTTTTCTTACTAACATTTGGATTTCCTCCCTCTTTCTTATCGGAAGTCCTTTACATACATCACTTATTTCAACCGGAAGTGACTCCAACGCACTTTCATATTCTTCTGCCGATTTCAGACCAAGATATTCAGTTTCTCCATTACATCCTATGGACACTACGGATATCTCATACAGAATGACTTCCTTTACAACCAAGCAATCACGTTCCCTGTCATATTCACATTTTTCCCATACATAACTATAACCTATAGAGAACTGGTTCAAAGTTCCACTTTCAAGCTGTTTCAACGCTTGATTTCCTCTTTCCACATCATCAATATACGCTTCAAAGTAAAGCCCTTTCTCATCTTCTTGCAGAAGCGTAATGCGTCCTATAGGCTCATGCATGTCATGCATCCACAAAAAGATAATCTTATCATTAGCAGAACTTCCCGGACCTCTCTCCTGTATGCTTTTTGAAAAACAACCTTTCAGGAGCATATCACCGGATTTATCAATGTTATTGAAAACCGCAGCATAACCACTTATAGTTCTACTGCCAGAATCATATTGTATCTCCTTTGCATAAAAAGCTAAGGATTTATACTGCTTCCCCAACCTGTTCTTGTATTTGCTTGTCTCCATCATTATTTATTTCACTTTTAAATTCTCCCTTAGGGTTATCAGGATCAATATCTGTAAAATTGGACATTTCGGTTCTTGCTTCTTCAAAAGTAATCAGCCGATTGTTATACAATGAAGCTACAGCATTAGAGGCTGTAGACAAGGCATCCGCCAATTCTTTCATATCCTTTTGAAGGCAAGGGACATGAGTGAAGTCCATTTTGATTATTGCCCTGTCCTTACATATAGCATTAGTCAGAACCTCTGTTATAGATTCACTGTCAGGGATAATAAGATCCTGATATGCCGCTTTCTTTGCTTGAGAAGAGTTATCATAAGTACTTCCTTGTATAATCAGATTGGGGTCAAAGCCTATCGTCTGAGCTATCGCTTCCAAGCACGCCTTATCCTCCTCATGAAGCTTCAATTGGTCTGTATTTGACCCCAATGTAATCCACCCTAGTTTCTTAGGAGTCACCATGATTTCATACAACTTATGCACTATACCATATTTCCTTTTGAAATCATCCTGCAATTTCTTGGATTCAGACGGAGTAATAGCTGCATTCCCTACGTCAGTCGTATCATTTCCGTATAGTATCCCTTTAGGTCCTCCATTAACAATAAGGTTTCCTCTCCCTATCAGTTGAGCCATATAGTTTCGAGTATGAGTAGATAATGCGTCCACAGGGGAGTGGAAGGTAATTCTCCCTCCATTATTACTTGGAATATCCATTATCGAATCGTATATGACAAAATACTCCTCATCACCAAGTTCTATATTCTCATTTCCCCAACGTATATATACCTTACTAGCAATTGAAGAAAGCTCTGTTTGAGTAAACGGGTCCTTACCGAATGATTCCATGTAGAATAATTCGGGAGGTATTACCATCATGGATTTAGGGAGATCAGACTTTAAAGCTCTTAGTGTATAGACAGGGCAAAATCCGAAACACTTCAAAGATATCTCAATCTGCTTTATAAAAGAACGCCCACTCTGTATCACATTCGGACGATTCAGAAGAGTCACAATGTCTTTGAAACTCCTCTTCTCGTTTCCGTTAATATCCGTCACATAATACCGCCCATTCTGCATCATTCTTCCGCAATGATCTAGAACCATTGCAAACGGCCAACATTCATGTAAGGCTCTTGATTTCCCTTCAACGGTCGACATGTCAAAATCTATATCCCCTCTATTGCCAGAAAACAGATTTTCCACCCATTTAGGAACATAAATAAAATTACCACCATCATCTTTACCATGATAAGTAGCATCACTATACATATCCTTATTCGACTTCTTTAAAGAAGGTATCTTAAACCAATGTTTCATTGTTCAACAATAAAGGCAACCGCCGTTATAATACAGCAATTGCCTCCACAGTGATCACGTTCTAAAAGTGGGTATGGTGTAACTTCACACCATGAAGGCTATTGCCTGCTACAAAGGAACAAATTAATTTATTTATTAACAAACAATTTAAATATTATTTTTGTTTAATCTAAATTAAAATAACAGATTATACAACATATATTTTATTAACCTTTTTCCCATGTGGATACAACCTGTTTGATATCTTTGCTATTGTCTTCTTGGGAAAATGGGATAGAGAGTAGGGCGTGGATTGAACGGCTGCTGTGCTTTTTGCTGGCGGTCGTTCTTTTTTTGTATTCTTATTTGCGAAAGAGAGAAGCAATATTTATCTTTGTGGAAGCGTGTGAAGATGCACGCCACATTGATTATGACGAAAGGACATACTACATATTTGATAAAGCCAAGAGCTTGTTGCGGATTAGTTTCCGTAGCAGGCTCTTTTTTGTTTTGTATGACCAAATAAAGAAGACATGCCTCTGTAATAAGAAGTATTGTCAATTCTTAATACAGATGATGAATTACTAAACGCATTTTTGCGTTTAGCTTTTGTATCAACGACTTACGAAGATTCAACAGGCAAAAGTAATTAAAAACGTTGATAATTAATGTGATGCAAAAGTGCAGGACATGTTTATTAAATATATAATAAGAAGTAATATGCTAGTTGTAGAAAAAGTTTCGTCTGCTCTTGAAATGAGTGGAATTATGGTTTACGAACACCCACTATTTGGCAAAGTTCGTATGTATGTTGAAAATGGTAAAAGTTGGTTTTGCAGAATGGATATTGCCACTTCTCTACAGTATTCAAATCCATCAAAAGCAATTATAGATCACTGTAAACCAGCCTCCATAACGATTCGGGAAGTAGGGGTGCAAACTGGATTAAAAGCAGATGGCACGCCAGCTATACAAATGAAATCAATGAAGTTTATCAGCGAAGGCAACATCTATCGCTTGATAACCAAAAGTCAGATGCCGAAAGCTGACGAGTTTGAGAGTTGGATATTTGATGAGATTGTTCCTTCGGTGGTAAATACAGGTAGTTACTCGCTTCACTCTCAGTATAACGTCCCTCAATCTTTTGGAGAGGCCCTTATGCTAGCTGCCCAACAGCAAATGAAGATTGAGGAGCAACAGAAACAAATAGAACAGAAGACCGAGCAACTTGATGAATCCAAAGAATGGTACAGTATCAAGCGTTGGGCAAAGGAGCATAATATGAACTGGCGTTCCATCAACTGGCGAAGAATGAAAGCATTATCTTATGGATTGGGCTACGAGATCAAGAAGATATTTGATGCCAACTATGGACAGGTGAATATCTATCATATTAATGTGTTCAAAACTTACTTTAAATGAAAGACGTAATTTACAATTTTATCAACGAGCACATGATGATACATATTGTGCTTATAGCCTTGTGTATTGCGGCTACAATGGGGGCTATGTTAGTAGACCTTATCACGGGAGTAATGAAAGCCAAGCAACGGGGGGAGGCAAGAACATCCACGGGGTATAAGAAAACAGCCGTCAAAGCGAAGAAGTATTTCACCCCGTTCATAGAATTGTGCTTCATTGACCTGTTATGCTGCGTAGTTATCCCCTTCCCTATTTTTTCAATGATTTGGACGGGGTACTGCATTTTCTGTGAGTTTAAATCAGTTCGTGAAAAATCATGGGAAAAAGCGGAGTTGCGCAAAGCAGAAAAGACAATGAGTGTGATCATCGAGAACAAGGATGATATTGCCAAGATCATGGCTCAGATATTGTTTGATAGTGAAAAAGAAAAGGAGGGAAAGAGAAATGGCTGACGTAAGAAAACTTGCACCGTTTATCCTGAAGTGGGAAGGCGGTTTTATAAATGACCCTGACGATTTGGGAGGGGCTACCAATATGGGCGTAACCATCGGAACTTATGAAACGTATTGCCGGAAGAAAGGCTATCCCAAGCCTACGGTTGAAAGATTGAAAAACATCACGAAAGAGGAATGGACGGAAATCTTGAAAACCATGTACTGGGACAGATGGAAGGCTGATGAGATAAAATCGCAATCAGTTGCTGACATATTGGTTGATTGGGTCTGGGCATCCGGTGCGCACGGAATTAAGATTCCTCAACGCTTGCTTGGTGTTACAGTGGATGGCATTGTAGGTCCCAAGACACTTGCTGCAGTTAATTCCCGTAATCCCCGTGAATTGTTTGACCAGATCAAGATTGCACGGTTTGATTTTATTGAGGATATATGCCGGAAACGCCCAGCAAACAACAAGTTCAAACGTGGTTGGATGAACCGTATCAACGATATAAAATTTGAGGGATGAAACAAAGGATCTATATATGGATTGCGGTAGGGATAGCATTGCTATTGCTGTTTGGGTCATGCCGGAGTATAAGGTATGTTCCGGTAGAAACAATAAGGACTGACAGTCTTTATCTTACTGTGTATGAACGTGATTCCATTCACATTAAGGATTCTATCTATGTAAAAGAGAAAGGCGATTCTGTATTAGTTGACAAGTGGCATATAGTCTACCGTGACAGGACAATTCGCGATACAGCCTATATAGAGAAGGAGAAAGATGTAGAAGTCCCCTATCCTGTGGAGAAGGAATTAACATGGTGGCAGAAGACAAAATTAGAACTAGGAGAGTTATCTATAGGTGTTATATTAGTATTGCTAATCGTAGTCATTTGGCTGATAAAGAAGAAGGGAGGTGCAAGATGAGATAGCAACATCAAGTATTATTCGCCACAGGTAGAAGTGTGGCATATAATAGAAAAACTCATTTAATAAAAGTAATTCTTTCAGGGGGCAGAATTAAAATAACCCCCGACACTTGAAGTTTAACGCCAATCAAACTTTAAAGCATACAAAAGCATACATAGGTAAGTGTCAGGGGTAGTAATATCCTTACTTATTTCCTACGTATGCTTTTGTCATGATTGTATTTGATTGGCAAGGCAAAAATACAACAAAAATTTAAACCACAATGTGTAAGTCTGAAATTTTTGCCAAAATAATAGCTCTTGTTTCTAAAGGAACAGAAATACCTACCGAATTAATAGTAAGTGACAACCGTGTCACAGAGATTGTTAACGCTAGATATATCCTTGTATATATTCTATACGAAAAAGGATTTTATCCATCTCAGATTTCTTCTCTCATTCATAAAACTAAGCGTTCAGTGAACTATATGATATCAAATTTTCATATACGTCTAAAAAGTGAAAAAATGATGAGAATATATTGGGATAATATAAAGAATTTGTTGGGAAACAACTGATTCCTCATGAGATATGATATATATACTTTTGTGAACGGTCGATTTTGACCGGGATACAAAATACAAATACTTATGGAACGAACTTATGTTTTTTAACCAAGACGGTGGAACCGGAGCAAACAATGGTCTGCTTGCGTCCATTCTTCCGTCCTTGCAGAGCCGTGGAATTGACACAGGCTATCTGATGGGGCTGATGGGAGGAAATGGAAACGGCGGCTTTTTCGGAAACAATGGAGGTTTTCAGGACATCATTGCATTGATTGTGATTGCAGCCATCTTCGGTAACGGAAACTTTGGATTCGGTGGCAACAACAATAAGGGTGCCGATGAAGGAAGAGAAATGATCATGCAGACACTTAACCGGAACGGTGTGGACATTGCATCATTAGCCCAAGCTGTTAACACCTCTTCAGACCAAATCCTTGCCGGTATTAACTCTGTATCACAGGCAATCTGCGGTCTCGGTAACCAAATGGGTCAGAACACCAACAGTATCCTGACTGCGATTATGCAAGGGAACAACGCTCTGACATCTCAGATCTGTAGCTGTTGCTGCGATATGAAACAGCTTGTAACCACACAAGGATACGAGAGTCAGCTTGCAATGTGCAACCAAACTAACGCATTAATCAACACTGCTAACCAAAACACATTGTCATTGCGTGACGGTGCTACTGCCAACACGAATGCTATCCTTGCTAAACTTGATGCAATCCAAAATCAGGCATTGCAGGACAAGATCGCATCTCTTACTGCGGAAAAGGCTACTTTAACAGCCGAAATATCCCAGCGTAATCAGAACGCCACTATCCTGAGTGCAGTAGGACAACAGATTGCTCCTTTGGCAGCCGGATTGCAGGCATTACAAGGAGACGTAGATAAAATCAAATGCAAGCTCCCCAATACTGTGAGTGTTCAATACCCCAATTTAACCGCTATTAATACAGATTGTTTCCGTGCAGCCGCCTACGGTGCATATATGGGTGACGCTGTATACGGACGTAGTGGATGTGGTTGCAACAACTACTGGGGTTAATCCGGTAAGAAAGGAGGTAGATATGTGGCCTAACTTTTTTACAGGATTTCCATTCCCATCAATCGGAAGAGCAAACTTCAATACTCTTCCTACGGTGGCTGTGACAGTCGGTACGGAGAATGTTACTCTTGAACTCCCTAACCATGCGTTCCGTAACAGGGATTATGTTGGGGGATTCTATATCAGTCTCCGACAAGCTATACCTGCCGGTACGACTGCTACACTTCCGATATTGATAGGAACTAATGGGGACACAAGACCGTTGATGGCTTATAACAATGAGCCTGTGACTGTTGCAAACTTGGCTGGAACCGGCATCTATGAGATTCATTATAACAAGTACACCAACGAATTGTATCTTGTTAATGGAGGGTACAGACCGACAACGGCTCCGGCTCCTACAGTAGAAACCGCTTCTTTACGGAGCAAGTAATAATTAACATGGAGTTTTGTGGTGGTTCCCAAAATGGGAATAACCACACTCCTTAAAATTAAACAATCATGTTTCAATCACTTCGTACCAATAACCAATTGTATATACTTCATAAGGATGCTAACCCGTTTATCGAATACGGTCCGGTGGTCAGCGTTTCCGCTCCCAAGCCGAAATATCCTATGGCATCCCCTATGGGACAGTTGCCCCAAATGGAAATGGTTGTGGATGTTGTTGTCTGCATCAACGGGCAGAACACGACATTCCAAAATCTTCCTGCCGGCATGGATATAGCCGACTTCGGACAGAACGGGAATATCGTAGTGTCATGCTCGCGTGATGCTATGAATAACGAGGTCGCTTCTATGAAACAGAAAAGCATAGACATCATCAACAGCATGGACTTCCACAATTCCGTCATTGCAGGGTGTGACAAGATGCTTACGCTCTTGAACCCTGAATTTGCCGAGAAACAACGTCAGGAGCAGGAAATATCCTCTCTGAAAGGGCAAATGGCGGAAATGAGCAAGAATATGTCTGACCTTATGGATTTGAACAAACGGCTCATGGAACAGCTCGGAGTGGTTGAAACATCCAAAACAAAGAAATGATTATGGGAATGTGGGAAATATTAGAAGAAGGGCGTGACGATTACGGACGCGGCTTCGGTATGAGAGGTGACGAGGTGGAGGAAGCCTATAAGGAAGGCTGCCGCAAAGGTTACGAAAAAGCCATGAGAGAAATGCGCGGAGAAATGGGTTTCCGTGATGGCGGAAGAAGTTATTCAGGTGGTGGAAGCTCATCCGGCATGGATGAACGCAGATACCCCGGATACTTTCCTGAATATCCGCGTATGGATGACATGGGCGAACGCAGACGCAGACGCGCCAACGGTGAGTTTTATTAATGGTGGAGGGGTGGAATGCCCCTCTTTTTAAATTAAAGTTAAGTTATGGAACAGAGATTGGATACATATAGCAAATTCCCATCAGGAATGAAACTTTACTTGGAATCGTATGGATTCCATTTCAGCAAGAAACTTTATGAATGGGCCGTTTCAAAAATGAAGGTGAAAGACGAAGCCACGGGCAAAGAGAAAAAGCTGGAGCCGTGGAGCAAAGATGAAGTGGACGATATGCTGAAAGCGAACGGAATTACCATTGAGCACGACAAGGGTTATGACGTTGCTTATGTCGCAAACATGCTGAAAGCGGATTTCTATAAAAAATCATTGGTTGACGAGGCTCACTTATGCAAGCATATAAAATGCTACCTTGATGATATTGATGGCGATCCTTGCAGGGCGTTTGACGAGTTCTTTGCCACCTGTATAGGTAAAGGGATTCCTGTAATCTGGTCGGATGTGATATGATTATTCAGGAGTTCTACATACCGAAATATGGAGACTGGCACGTCAAAGTGTATTATGCGGTACACACCTATTGGGCGGATCGGATCATTATGGACCTATACCGTATAGGATGCAGGGGGGATTCCCTCAAGCGTGCGTATCGCAATCTGACCGAAGGCAGAATGAATACCGGTCTAACCTATTCGGACTACAGGAGAAGAGAAACAGTAATGGTTATCTCACTAACCTCTACTCCCGAAGAATTTCAAAATTCGTGGGATCACGAAAAAGGTCATTTGTGCCGGCATATCTCCAAGGCTTTCGGGATTGATCCTTATGGAGAGGAAGCGCAATATCTCAGTGGATATGTCGGTCAAAAGATGTTCCCTGTAGCCAAAAAGTTCTTATGTGAACATTGCAGAAAAGGACTGGAAAAATAATAATCGAACAGAAGCGTTCTTTGACTTGTTGGAATTACCGATTTAATTGTTAAAAAATAGAGATTCATATATAGTATAGCAGTAATTTGTTTTCTTTGCAAAATAATATATGTAAAAGTATGACGTACTATATATGGTTTGACGAAAGTGATAAGGAAGGAGAGTTCTACTCAAATTTCTATGGAGGTATTCTTATAAAATCTAAGGATTTCGGCAATGTATTGCAGATGATGAAATACAAAGTTGAAGAATTGGGGCTTACCAACGAAGAAATCAAGTGGCAGAAAGTGAATCAGTATACGTATGAAAAATATTGTTCACTGGTTGATTTCATATTTGATTTGCTCGAAAACGACTTAATAAAGATTCGTATATTCTTTAGAAATAATCAATACGTCCCAGTAGGATTAACGAGTGAGCACAAACGCAATGGATTCTCGTTTTTATATTATCAGTTTATAAAACATTCTTTTGGATTGCAATATTCTAATCAGACAAAAGAAGACATAACATTGAAATTGTTTATTGATGACATTCCAATGAAAGGACCAGATAAAGCCAAATTTGAAGAATACTTGTATAGACTGAATAATGATTCAGGTTTTAAGGAAGCAAAAATAAAATTACGATATGGAGATATTCAAGAAGTTAATTCAAAAAAACATATACCACTTCAATTAATGGACTTGGTATTAGGCTCTATTTGCTTTAGATTAAACAATAAACATAAAATCAAAGACCCGATAACGAATAAAAGAGGAAATAGAACCAAATTAAAAGAACTTCTTTTTAAGCGTATAAGTAAAAGAATAAGGATATTACGCCCTAATTTTAATATAGGAGAAAGCACAGGTATTTCTTACCCATCTGATAGATGGGACTATCCATATAGCCATTGGAGTTTTAAACCTAGCAACTATAATAGGGATATGAACCAATCTAAAGGTGCAAAAAAAAGATAACCCCCATACATCTACACTAGTGAGCTACGGTCAACGTAGCCTTTCAATGTATCAAGGGCTATCTTCATGGCGCAAAGATAAAATTAAATATTCAAAAACGCAAAATAAAGTAACTATTTAACATTAAGCGGTAATTCCCAACGGTTTTACCGCTTTTTTTATGTTTAAAAATGAAAGAAGATAAGTTGAACATATTGCTTGAACATGCTGATGATGTGCCTCACTGGTATTTTTGTCGTTTACTTGCTGTGATGCGATGGAACGTATAGAGAGGTTCATTTATAGACTGATACCTCTTGTCGTGTTGGCAAGGGTGATATCGTTGTGCCTATGAACTAAAAGCGATAACTCATAAGCACAACGGATGGATTTATATAATACTGTTTAATTTTTCCGCATGTTTTTCTACTGAACTATTTAGAATTTTTGCATAAACTTGTGTGACTGAAACCTTTGTGTGCCCTAGCATCTTAGACAACGTTTCGATAGGTACGTCATTTGCTAAAACAACAGTGGTAGCGAATGTATGCCGGGCTATGTGACTGGTTAAGGGCTTTTTTAAGCCGATAAGTTCAGCTATGATTTTAAGGCTTCTGTTAAATGACTGTACAGTAGGGACTGTAAATTTATAATCGTATTTTTTTAATATTTCCATTGCTGGAGTAAGTATAGGTGTGTAAAATTTGGTTCCGGTCTTGATACGTTCTCCGTCTATATATGCAACTCCGTTATGTTCTACAGTACATCTGTCATAATCAAACATGTATAAGTCAACCCATGATAAGCCGGTATAGCATTGAAATATAAACTGGTCACGTACTTTTTGTAATTGTCGATCATTCAACTCTATATTGCGGATAGATTGCAGTTCGTCCATTGTGAGAGGCTGTCTTGTTTTATATCTACCATGTTTATCTTTGAATACCCTGTAAGGTGTGTCCTCGATAAGTCCAAGCCGAAGCGCTTCATTAATATAAGGTTTTATTCTCTTATGGTATCCATGTATTGTTGTCTGTCCTCTTGTTGGATCTTCTCTTCTTATAAACCTGTCAAATAAAGCTATATTTTCAGGAGTGATATCGTCAAATGTTTTAATTACTCCGGAGCGTTTTAGAGCTTCCAGTGCTATAAGGTGCGCTCGTTTGGTTGACCATTTAAGATCCCTTCTTTGTAACTCGTCATAAGCGAAATCTAAAAATGACGATTTAGACTTTACGTGTTTTTCGTTATAAAAAATATTAAAGTTTTTTAGATTGATGTCTTTTCCTTCTTTTCTTATATTTTTGATAATATCATCAAACTTTTTTACATATTGGGTTATTGCTTTATTTAATTGTTTGAATTTAGCGTGACGTACCACAAATTCTCCATCCCATTGGTTTGAATACAGTTCAATGTCTGTTGAGATCCATTTCCTTTCTGTACGTGAGAATTTAATTTCAATTTCAACCTTAGCTGATTTCTCCGGTGTTGCTTTCTTTTTTCTGTCGAATACCGGCTTGATTTTCCATGTTTCCATACTGTTTCTTTTTAGTTTATAATTTGTTAATTATGGTAAATGTGATACCAAGTGTGATACCAGCTGTGATACCAGGAACAAATTGGTATCACAAATAGTTCAACAGTGTAATGATAAGTAATGCACAGTAACGGAAGTAATCATCAGTAAGATTACTTAAACACGTTGAAGATCAGTCGATTAGGTTTGTAATATATTGATTTATAGCCTATTGGCGTAAAATAAAAAAAGGGAGCATTTTGACCCCCCTTGAGCCGAAACCGGATATCATTAAGTGATGTCTGTGCGATACCTATCTTTTCTGCAAAAGATCTTTTACTTTTATATCCGAATTGAGATATTATT